GATACTTCAGCAGCTTTAGTTGCTTACTTTGCTGGACAAGCAGTTGGAGCAAATGTTCAGGGCAGATCCACTGGTAATGTAATTAATCCAAATCTTGAATTGCTTTTTACTGGTCCAAGACTAAGAACATTTCAATTTAATTTTAGATTTACTCCAAGAGATGAAGTTGAGGCAATGACTGTTAGAAAAATTATTAAGACCTTTAAGAGAAATTTTTCACCACAAAGATCAACAACTGGATTATTTCTTAAGACACCAAGAGTATTTCAAATTGAATACATATTTAATAATGAACAATCAAAAAGTCATCCATTCTTGAATAAGATCAAACCATGTGCAATGACAGCATTTAATGTCAACTATACACCAGATGGTTCTTATTCAACTTATCAAGATGGATCAATGACATCTTATGGAGTAAGCATGTCATTTGGAGAACTGCAACCAATTTATGCTGATGAGTATGATAGCACAGACGACATGGGATTCTAAAAATGGCAAACCAGTATTTTAATTACCTACCAAATTTTGCATATGTAAGTAGAGAGCCAGATGCACAAATTTTAGATTTTGTTCTTTTAAAAAATATTTTTAGGAGAGTAAAATTAAGTAATGAAGTTATAGGTGACTTATCAAACTTTACTCTTTATAAAATAAAGGGAGATGAAAGACCTGATCAAGTAGCATTCAAACTATATGGAGACCAGGACCTTGATTGGTTAGTGATGTTGGCAAATAATACTTTAAATCAGTATGAAGAGTGGCCAATGAGTAATGTTTCTTTCTACAATTATATGATAAGAAAATATGGTTCTGAATCTAATTTCACAAATCCTCATCACTATGAGACAAGACTAGTTAAAGATAGTCTAGGTGTGACTATGGTGAAAAAAGGATTAAGAGTTCCAAGTGATTATACAGTGACCTATCTTGATAGCAATTTAGGCACACAGACTCTCAATCCTGTTGATATGATATCCAACTATGAATATGAATCTAATTTGCAAGATGCAAAAAGGAATATCTATGTGTTAAAGGCTAAATTTGTAAACTTAGCAATAGAACTCATAGAGACAGAGTTATTGAATGAAAAAGGCACTTCACAGTACGTATCAGATGATTTATCAAGAGGAGATAATATAAGATTATATCAGTAAAAAAGTAAAGGGGTCATTTTTTACCTGGAATTTTTTTTGCCCCTTTTTTGAAAATAAAAGTTGATTTTAAAAAAGGGGGTATAAACCCCCTTGTTTCATTCTTCATCCATCAGCAAGTTTTGCAAAGTAAGCCATAGGATCATCATCGTCATTAGAAGATGGTTCTTCTTTAACAACCTTTGATGCTTGGTAAGAGTCTTCAAGTTTTCTGAGAACTTGCTCTTCTGTGACTGTCTTTTGCTCTGATGCTGCGTAGTTGTCATATTCTGTCTCTTCTTCTACTGATGATTTGCGAGTGGACTTATTGCCCAATACATAATCAAGTCGTTTCTTCAGTTCATCATAAGATTTGAACTGATCAGCAGCAGTAAAAGCAGTAAGAGAATATTCCTTTTTCCAGATTGCCTCCATGGCATCATCATCATCTAGCAGAGGTGATGGTGATTCAAACTCAGAAGCATCATAGTTCCAATATCCATCCTTCTTCTTCAGTTTCAGTTTGAAGTTTGCACCCTGCCAAAAATCAAAGGGATTAATGGGGGTTTCATCTTCAAACTCAGGTTGCATGGCTTCCATGATCTTATCAAAGATCTTCTTGCCAAACTTATAAAGGAATACACCACCCTCATTCTGAGGATTAGCACCATCCTTCACAACATAGATGTTGGCATAGAAAGACAGTTTACGCTTTTGCTTGCGCACTGTATCTTTGTCTGCATCATTTCCACTGTTCCAAAGTTCCCTGTTAAGTTCACCAACAGGATCCTTTCCTCCCACAGTGGTCAGGGAGTTTTCAATATACCATCCACCAGGTCCTTGGAAAGCATGAGAAAAGAGTTTCACCCAAGGAAGATCTTCTCCTTCAGGTGCAGGCAGGAAACGAATAACAGCATAACCATTACCTGACTTGTCCATTTCTGGTTTCCAAAGGCGTTCATCTGCACCTCCACCAGTATTGTTCATCTTCTCTACCTCTTTCACCAGTTTAGATGTCAGAGATCCAAGGGAAGATTGTTTCTTAAGATCGTTGAAAGACATGTATTCTCCGTATTAGTTGTATTTGGTCTGTGTCCTTTAGCTTGGTAGAGGATCAGGCAGCCTCTAGTCTAACCTATGTAGGTGAGTTGTCAAGTGACATTTTCATAGTGCCAATAATTTTTTCCATGTTAGAAAAAACATAGGCAAGATCAACATTAGGTGGGAAACCTAATTTTTGTGCTTGACTGATGATTTCCTCTCTCATTTTAATTGCTTTTGGATCATCAGAAAGAGTCATCCTTGTATAAAGGATCTTTTGTTTTGCAAGTAGATTCTCTAACATTTCAATGTGCTCTAACTTGTCCTCCTTGTCCATTGAAGGAAAATTAAATACAGATTTATAAATTTTGTCTTGGAGATTTGAAATTTCTTCCATCTCCTCTTGTACAAATTTGGAATCAAAGAAACTCATAGCCCTACTACCTGTTTAAGAATTTTTTTATAATGAAATACATTAATATCTAGGAAAGAAATATATTTGTCAGTCCTCATGGAAACAAATTCCCACACTGGATCATCTAACCTCTTGTCAAAATCTTTTTTAAATCCAAGAATTTTTTCAAGAACAATAAAAGCTTCAATTGAAATATTATCTTGCAGTAGTTCTTTCAAAATAATAGGATGCTTTGTTCCTTCAATTTTAAATACATCATCAAACTTTCTATCAGAAAATAATGTCTCCATTTGTTCCTTAAAAAGGTAAGACATGGACTGCATTCTTTTCTTCCAACTTGTATAATTTCCCTCACCATTTCTTACAATATCACCAATCCACAATGACTGAGGGTTGTCACAAGAGATAAAATTAGAGACAAAAAACTCAACTACTTCATCATCTGTTTTCTGTCTGCTCAGTTTTTCAAAAAAGTATCTATCCCTTCTTTTGTAAAAACTTTGTATGGTTGCACGAGATTTACCACCATATCTGTGATAGTCATACTTTGGTTTTGTAAAATGGTTTTTCAATCCAAGGTAGGATTTGTAAGCATCAAAAGGTGTCACTTTGATCATCTACTTCTTCAAAATCAATAATGTCATCAAGTTTTACTCTATGCTCATTAGCAATGAGATACATGTGTTCACCATCTTCTAAACCAAGATACTTAAGATCATGCTCAGGGATATTGTTCTCCCTGATTGCTGCTAACATGCGATGATGCCTAAGTTCTTTGGTGGAAATCATAGTGGGAGTTTAGCACGTGAAGTTCTCTTCAGCAAATTCAACTCCATTGCTTCTGCTTTTAGTTTCTCCTTCAATGGTTTTGATACCAATTTAGGAACTGATTCAACATCAATGCTATTTTGTTCACAGAAAAAAACAATAGCATCAATATATTTCATGTCCCTATTATTGAGAACAATCTTCTCTATCTCTTCACTGAACTTCTTTGAGGAATAGAATTTCTTCTCAATAAGTTCGCTTACAGTTGGTTCAGGCATTTTGCAATTTAAACTCAACAAACTCGCTAATGTAATCTGCGAGCATGTTAATGTACTTTCTTTTGTCATACTCTTCATAAACTTTTACTTCACCATTTTCACATGACATAATGATGACAAATTTCTTTACCATTATACCAGTCATCTCATATAACATGCAAGCGTATGCTGCACATTGTACAAAATAATGATCAATCCAATTTCTGGGTTTTGGTTTCTTGCTGGTTTTGAAATCAATGATTGAAAGTTCTCCTTCAAACTCAGCAATACAATCTACACTACCTGCAACACCCAATTCTTTACTAAACAATGCTTGTTCAATGGCATGAATATTATCAATTTTGTTCAAGTCAGGTTTTGCCTGCTTGAATAACATCTCAGAAAGTGGTTGAACTGTTGGTAGTTGTTGATTCTTTATATAGTGTTCAACCAATGTGTGCATATCTGTGCCACGACTAGTTGATTGTTTAGTAATCTTATTTGCCTCTTCATTACCAACCCTTGCTCTCCACTCTCTGAAGATTTCACGATTGATATGACTAATAATTGAGGTGATAGAAACTAATTTTTGACCATCAGGAGTATCATAATATCTAACCCCATCAATCATTTGTCTACTAAGTGTTGGGTAATCAACTTCAATATGGTTAAACATTACAGTCCTAGTTCAAGTTTTGCAGTTATATATTCCCTAACAAATCCACTTCTACAAATGTCTTCTGCTTGGAATTCAATGGTATCAAAGGAAGGCATGTTACCTAAGATTCTCATAAAATCAATAATACCATTTTTTTCAGTCATTTTGACAAGATCAGTTTGTGTAGCATCACCACAGAACATGATTTTAGAACTTTCACCAACTCTAGTAATTATTGAATCAAGTTCATGGAAATTTAGATTTTGAAATTCATCAACAATCAAAATAGCATTATCAAATGTTGTTCCTCTAATGTATGATGTGCTCCAAAAACTAATAGTTCCTTGTGCCTTCAAGTTATTGTACAACATTTCAAAGGAATTGTCATCAGGCATTTCAAACATGTACTTAACCATGTTCTTATAGGGGATCTGATAGATATCAGATTTATCCTCATGGTCGCCAGGCAAGAAACCAATCTCTCTAGTTGGTACAAGGGACCTAACAATGTAAATCTTATGATATGGTGAATTTACATCTAAGACCTCTTGTAGAGCATTGTAGAGGGTGATGAAGGTCTTTCCTGTTCCAGCACACCCATATGCCACCATGTTTTTATCATCAGCATATGACTGAAAGAACCTCTCTTGATTGTCTGTTAATGGTTCAATCTTTTTTGTATAATCAAGATTGATAGGTTTCTTTCTTTTCATTTGCCTGTTACTCATACCAAATGGAACTGGATTAGTGCTGCCAATTCCTGAAGCACCTTTGTTTCTTTTAGCTGGCATAAATTTTTTTTAGGTGAATTTTTTTACTCTTGAACCTGGTGCCTTTGATACCTTATGTAAG